GTACGGGCTCTGGCGAATTCTCACAATAAAGTGAGCGCTCACCTTGGCAACACGTAAAATCCCCGTATTGTCATAGAAATATGATATAGGGATTATGCGGTGTTGTTATGGCTTATGAAAATCGTACAAAGCCCCACTATGCTACAACTGCATATCGGGCGGCGTCGGCCGGTTCGTGTACAAAAACGCTAGGTAGCTGGACTGGATATGTTAATGTCCTTGATAGCTACCAAACCGTTACGTCCTGGCGTGGTAAAAGACCAAAAAGGAATGGATTTGTCGCTCCACATCAGTTCTTCGTTCAGAAGTTCTTTGTGGATGATGCGACAAACGCCGACTTTTGCTTTCTTCCGACGAAACGTCGTGTTGAATCAGCAGGTCTGAGACCACTTTTTCGTCCTTCCCTCCACTTATCTCCTGAGGATTTCGAGGAGCTCTATCATCTCGTTCGTCAGAACGTTGAAGCTGACATATTCGCTAAGGCGAACTCCCCAGCAGTCTTCGACTTAGCACCTGTTCTCTTTGAAGCAAAAGAGACCTTGGGCTATGTCTGGAAACTGTTCAAGGGCATGTCGTCCGTCGTGAAAATGTTGTTTCAGGGTGGTGGAACTTCCGCTTTCCTCAAGGCGCTTTCGGCGCCGGAGAATCTGTGGCTGGAGTATCGTTACGCAATAATGCCCCTGATATTAACTATATCAGATGCGATTGATGCGTACAAGGGTGGTACGGTTGTGAAATCGTACGACACTCGGCTAGAAATTAAGGCCGAGTATGAATACAAGGACCCCTCATGGGGGTACGATGGTATTCATCCTTTCGGCGTCACACACAGTGGCACCGACTCCGTGTCCGCCACGGCACGCCTGTATGTTGAGTCGCAATGCGACCCAGCCCCTCTTGGGACTGGCATATGGGACGTCTTACGTGGTGGTTGGGAAGTTGTCCCCCTATCTTTCGTCTTCAATTGGTTCTTTGGAGTCGAAGAGTGGCTCACCTCGATGCGCAATACAAATTTGTCGCTGAGAGGGAGCTATTCCACGCTGGTTGTCGATCGCGTCGGCCGCTACTTCATCGATGATTATAAGAGTGAAAACATCTCTTATACCAAAGAATGGAGCGGTAACGTGAAAGATTACTACATGGGGAGGGTGATTGACATCAAGCCACCTTCTTTTCCGCTTCTGCAGGCAGAGAGACTCTCTGCTTTAAGGACTGTAGATGCGATTTCACTAATTATTTCATTCATGAAAGGCATCCTTAGCCACAGAAAATGAGGTAACTCATGGACCAGTTTACACTACTGGATGGTGGCACTACAGCTACCACCGGCGGGACGAACCAGGTGTTCGAACCCAACGGTAAAACAGTGGCCAACGGTCGCTCATTTGGCGACATCGCGGTATCCGATATCACTACCCGAGAGGAAGTGACGGTTAAATCACGTCCTGCTGCCTATTCTAATGGCAGTTGGTCAAAACAGAAAGTCTCTGTGACTTTCACCACTCCATATATGGATTCAGAAGGAGTTCAACATTTCTCCCTCGTCCGTATTGAAATGGAGGTGTCACCCGTGCAACTCGCAAACACCTCAACCTTGATTGACGACCTTCGTGAGAAGGGCGCACAATTACTGGTTGATAGTGAGCTTGATGGCACATGGAACACTGGTGCAGCGTGATGGCTCGGCCAATACGCGTTGCTGTTTATGTTCTGGCCGTTTATGGCGCCTTGCAGCTGACACAATTGATCGGCGGAGTATTTATCCGCGGTCTCTCAGTGCCGGTTGACAGGGGCCTAATAACCGAATTGTCGGTTGGCTAGAAAGTGATAACACCTAAGGATGCTACGATGAAAACCAAACCTCGCGGCCGTAGAACTACAAACCGTAGGCTCTACGATGTCGAGGAGATGTATAAAAACATCTTTTCGGCACTTGTACATGACTTGACTCAACCCGGGACGCCAGAACGGCGTTTCGGGATCCAAAAAATGATGAACCACCGCCAACCGTGCCCATTCGGGTATGATAGTGCGGGTGCGCAGACTTTTAAGGTCTGTGCGCAGATTGAGCATTTTCATAAAAGACTTATCTTTAAAACAGATAATTCCTTTGAAGATCTCTCTCGAAAATCATTCCAGGATTTCGTCGAATTCCAACGTTCCTCTTCATTGATGAGCCCCATCTGGGAGCCTGTCGTCGTTGAGGCGCGGAGGATTGTGAGTGACATACTAGGGCCTTTTGATCTCGATCAATTTGGCTCGATGTGTTCCTTTCCGACGAATGCAGCTCAAGACCTTCCACGTAGAAAATCCTACACGGACATCCGTGTTACTACGTTGAACGGTTCTCATGAACAATTGAATTTGTTCAATGAGATCAGAGCTCGCGATGTACATCTTTTGCGAGCTACCCGACTCGGCATGAAGTCTTTCGCCGAGAAGGAGTGTGCAATTATTACATCTGTACCGAAGTCATATAAGGCTGCGCGCATTATTGGCCCTGATACTACCGTGGGGGGTTTCCTCTCACGTGGTATGGGCGTTTATCTGCGCGACCGAATAGAGGCTTCTACTCATATTGACCTGGCGAAGCAACAATTTCGCCATCAGGAGTGGGTGCGTCAAGCATCCACTCGTGGTCATTTGGCCACGTTAGATATGAGTAAAGCATCAGACAGTTTTACGTGGAAGCACCTGAGCGAGCTTTTGCCCGCAGATTGGTTCAACTACGTGAGAGTGTGCTCGCTTAAGTATTTTTCCATCCCCGAACTCGGTATAAGCAAGCAACCGCTTGCTTCTGCCATGTTGATGGGCTCTGGTCATACATTTGCGCTTCAAACTCTCCTGTTCTATGCTTTATCACTCAGCACTTCACGACTACTTAATGTGAAGGGTGTGGTGTCAGTGTACGGTGATGATATCATCGTACCGGATGAGGTTGCCCCAAAACTCGCCCGTGTCTTAACGGACTTGGGCTTTGCGATTAATGAGGATAAATCCTTCTGGTCGCATCGGGATGACTTTTTCTTGCACTACACGTTCTTTCGGGAATCATGTGGCGCCGACTTTTATGCCGGTATACCTGTGAGACCCTGGATGCCTGAGTGTGAAACAGGTCTGGTTACAAAGAATCTGTACCTCGCTGAGCTACACAAAGCCCTTAATAGGGCTACGTCCGTTTGGCACCCGGTTGAATTGCCGGGCACCATGCAGTTCATCATTGATGAGCTGAGGAAGCTTTGCGTTGTTTCATTTGTGCCTGACACCGAAACGGAAACGTCCGGTGTCCACTTGCGTATCCTCCAATGGTTGAATGTTGACTGGAAAGTTAATGTTCCGCGATGTGTTAACGGTATACTTCGGTATACACGCCTGACGCAAAGCACCAAGAAGAGAGTGTCAGACAGCCGTGCCCACTATTGGGAATGGCTACAACGACACACACGTAAGCAACCTGATGACCTTTACACTCGCACTCCCGTCTCTGACGGAAAGGTAGGTACTTCTTTCCGGCGCGAGGCGCGTCGTGGGGAAAAGGTCTTGTACAGATGGGCTCGTTAGCCCGGTGACATATCTTGCCACCTGCAGAATGCGTTGAGGTCCGTGTTTGGGCCTGAACTGCTGCTTCGTTAGCACTTACGTTTGACAGATC